TCTTTAACCAACCTATTGTAGGTGAGACTTATGGTGTAGGTGCTATGTTTAAACTAGAAAACCCTGACTATAAAGATACTCAAGGGGAAACTAAGTTTGGTCTAGTAACTGTCAACAAACCATTGACAATTCAAAAAGATGTTTCCTGGGAATCACTTAAAGATTATAATGACAATGGTATTGTCTCTATGATTAACTACAGTGATATTGAGCGTAAATAGGAGGTACTAAATGGGTGACTGTATTTCATGGTGTAACCCTGTATTTAAAAGGGTAGAAGCACTGCCTGACCTAGACTATGCAACTAGAAACCATGCCTATATCATGCCTGACAATAAAGCTTATATCCTTAATGAAAATGGTGATGGCTTTACTGAATTAACATCTACAGCAACTACAGGAGGTACTTCTTATGATGATAAACCTCTTGTAGCTAGAGTAGAAAAACTAGAAGCTAAAGAAGATAAAGATACAGTGTATAATGATACTGAGTTGAAAAACCGTGTATCAGCACTAGAAGCTAAAGAAGACAGTGATAAACAAACACTTACTTTGAATGGTACTACACTAAGTATTAGTAATGGTAACTCAGTAGAGATTCCTAAAGGTACTACATACAAGGCAGGTAATGGTATTACTATTACTGAAGATGGTACTATTAACAATTCTGTAGTTGATACCAACACTAAGTATAGACTTAAGTATAATGTAACAGGTACACCTGCAGAGGTTAATTTCACTTCATTAAACCCACAACCAAGTAATTATCCTTTAGCTCCTAATACTATGAAAGTAACAGGTATTAACCATCAGGATGTATTGTCAGCTTCAGAGCTTGTAGTTAAGTTTCCTAAGATTACTTACACAATTTCAGGCAGTGGTTTTGCTAAATCTAAGAAAATAAACCTAGAGGTAGAGTTAGTAATTCCTGTAACTATTATTGGTGATACTACACTTAAAAGTTATGGAACACTAACAACACCTTATGGTAATATCAACATTTCATTTGAAGTCAGAAGAGGTGAGGAAAGTTACTTTGCCTTTAGCTTTGATTTCTTCAAGTTAGATATTAGAGATAGTCTAAATGTATTACCAGAACCAATGCTTAATGTACCAATGTCTATTGATAACATCACAAAAGGTACAATCTTTGGAGCTAACTTTGCAGATGAGTTCATTATTGAAACTAAGGTAGCTGAACCTACACTTATCATCAACCAACTATATTACACACTAGAAGAGGTAACTAACTAATGAAAGAATATGGCATTGTTAAAAGACTTCCTGTAGGTAGTGTTGATAACTCAGTATTAGACTCAATCAATCTTTATCAGTTTGATAATAATGTAGCTATGCTTAAGATTCTATCTGAATATGCTATCTACTGTAACCCTACTGATTTTGCTGATAAAAAAGTATTCTATAGAGGTTTTGTCTATGAATATGCTGATGGTGTATATAGACCTAAAAAGCTTTATGACTTAGATAGACCTAGAGTATTGTTTACCTATGGTAAGACTTACAATAGATATACTGATTCTATTATTTCTGACTCAGACATGTATGGTACTTGGGTAAGGACTAAAGGTACTTATCAAAGTCAATTTGTAGGATTCCTTCATCCATCTAACAAGGCTGTAGCTGATAACTCAGATGCTAAAGCTTATGCAACTATTGACCTCGGTAATGGTAAGTCAGTATCTAAGGTACTAATTAAAAAGAATGAAGCTACAATCACTCTTACAAATAAATAGGAGGTACTAAATGGCTTGTACTGGATGCAATGATTGTGAATGTATTGAAGCTAAAAATAAAAAAGACATTGAAGACAAGCTAAGAGTCCTTCATGACTTAGTATGTGTTATTGCTAACGCTAACTGTATTGACCTTCCTAGAATCCTCTCTAAAGGGTTCTACATGCTATGGTGTATTCTAAGAGATATTCTTAGGATGCAACAAGAGTTAGACCTTACAGTGTTTAAGAAGCGTGATGAGGAACTATGTAGAAAGATTTCAGACTTAGCAGTAGAAGTAGAGAAACAGCTTACTGCTAACAAAGAAAACTCTAGAATCCTCAATGAATATAACACTAAACTAGCTATCTACAATGAAGCTATGGAGACTTACAATAGGAACTACAAGCTATATCAAGATGGTCTAGCAAGCTTTAATAAAGCCAATAAAGACTATGAGACTGCTGTAGCTCAGTATGAAAAAGACAAAGCTAACTATGATAAGCTAAGAAGTGATTATGCTACAGCTCTTGCTAAGTATAATACTGACTTAGAAGCTTACAGAAAAGTTATGGCTGAGTATACTAAAGCTGTAGAGAAGTATAACAGTGATATGGCATCATATAACGCTTCTAACAGCGAGTATGCACGTCTTAAGGCTGAGTATGATAGAAAGCTTAAGGAATACAATGACAAGCTTAGAGAGGCTGAGAAGGCTGAATCTGACTATCAAACAGCTATTGTTGAATATAACAAAGCTATTAAGCAGTGGGAAGCAGGACTTATAGGTAATATTGGGTATACTTTTGAGTTCTCAGAATTAGAGAATACAAATAATGACCTTGAAGATGAGTACACATTTGATAAGAATACTGGTAATTTTACTATTAAGTCTCCTATCAATGATGGTACTGAAAATATTGGTTATTGGGTTCTTAGAGGTAAAGTAGGATTCAATGCTAGCTACAGTGCTATTACTGGTGGTGTAAACATCAAGGCTAATAGTGTTACTATCCAAGAGGTAAGCTATGATAAGGTATCACCTAAAGTAGCTAACTCAAACTTTAGTATCACTTATAAGAAACCTAATGGTGCTGTTATCTGGTCTAAATCATATAGAGGACAATCAGCATTTACACAAGCACTAGATGTTACTTATCCTTTATCACATGACATCAACATTAATCAAGGGCAGTCTCAAAATATTGACTTCCTATTTTATGATGATATGTGGGTTTCAGGTTCTAAGAACAAGGTATCACTTAAGATTACAGCTCCTACTATTTCACTAGATGGTAGACCTAAAGAGCCTACTAAGAGAACTGTAGCTGTACCTGAAAGACCTACAGAACCTGCTACACCTGGTGGAGCTAGACCTGTAGAACCAACTAGACCTACTCAGACAGAACCTGTAAGACCTAATGAGCCTACAGTAACAGAACCTATTAGACCAACACAACCTACAGGAACTAAACCTACAGAACCTATTAAGCCTACAAGACCTGAAGAACCACAACTCTTTGAGGTTAAAGCTATTAGTGTTACTTGTGGAGACTTAACACCTGTACCTAAAGAATTAACAGGAGGTAAATAATGTCTTGCTTAGGACAATGTGGAGATTGTCAATGTGAAAAGATTGATGTCTGTGTAGAGGTAGAACAAAGACAAGATGTAATGGAAAAGAAGCTTAAGGTCTTAAAGGACTATGCTTGTTTACTAGCAAATACATCCTGTGTAGGTCTACCTAAGAGACTAGCTCAATACGCTTACTTCTTATGGTGTTTCCTAAGAGACTTGCTTATTATGGTAGTTAATTTAGATAAGCGTGTAGATAACCTATGTGCTGTAGCTAACTGTCATGAAAAGAAACTAAATGCTCTTGTAGACTTCTTAATTGGTAAGTTAAGTGACAATGTAGAATTATCTATGAAGTCTAACACTACTGTAGTTGAAACTGGTGGAGGACAAACATATAGTGTAGTTAAGACTGACACTAACGGTAATTTTACTATTGTATGGAACATGGTTGATACTGGTGAAGTCGGTGTTGGTAATGTGCATGGTAAAGTTATCCATAGCTACACACCTAATAAAGATGGTTCTATCCATGCTAAAATTAGTGCTATCAGAATTGATAAAATTAAGTATGTCAATAAAGCACCTACTACTCATCACAATGGTAGATTCACTATCTATGATATTGATAACAATGTAGTTTTCCAAAAAGGATATGACCCTGGTCAATCTTGGGAACAAGACATCAATAGAACACTTGAATACAATAAAGAATTTGACCTTAAACCTGAAGGTGGTTCATCTGATGTTATTAAGATGTTATCTACTCTTGATGAGTGGGTATATGCCCCTACTAGAAGTAGTATTACTGCTCAGTATATTAACCACAACCCTAATATTGGATTGCCTACTGACCCTTGTAATGTGCTATGTGGTGCTTGTGATTGGTCTGATGAAAAGATTGCTGAGTGTAAGCAAAAGGAAGAAGAAGAGAAAAAGAAAAAAGAAGAGGACACTAAACCTAAAGAGGACGGTAAGTAGAATTGAATATATCAGTTGATATTTTGATGACTACTGTAGGGGGAGCAGTAACAACTTTATCTACATGTGTAGGTATTTACATGACAATTAAGAAACACTTCAAAGAGAGTAAAGAGGAAAGAGAACAGTTACTTTTATATCAAGCAGATGTTACTAAAACTCTTACTAAGATTACTGAAGATGTTAGAGAATTGGTTATTGAGAATGAAGCTCAACAGAAGCAATTAGAAGCTACTGAGAGCTTCGCTAAGAGCCATTTTAGGATTGGGTTATATAATTCGCTAGTCAATGCTTTAGAGCGTGGTTACACCTATGTAGATGAAGCTACAGAGATTGCTAAGATGTATATCATCTATCATAATAATGGTGGTAATGGTGAAATTAAGATGCTCTATAGTAAGTATGACAAACTAGAAATTAAGGAGGAAAGATACCTTGACAATTAGTAATAAAACTTACGACTTGCTTAAGTTCCTTGCTACTACATTTTTCCCTGCATTGGGAACACTTGTAGGTACTGTAGGTATTGCTGTAGGTTATCCTGAAGCTACAGGTGTTATCGTTACTGTAATTACTGCAGTAGGTACATTCATTGGTGCTTTGGTAGGTCTATCATCAGCTAACTATAATGGGGGTAAGTAATGAGTTATCAAGACTTTAAAAATACTCACATTGGTAATGGCTATGACATTGATGGTTGGTTTGGAGACCAATGTTGGGATGGTTTTGCAGAATACTGTAACTACTTAGGTGTTCCTGTTATTAACTGTACTGACAGTGGATATGCACAAGACCTATGGACTCAAAGACACAGTAATGGTATCCTAAACTACTTTGATGAAGTAGAAGTAATGCAACCTGGAGATGTAGCTATCTTTGCTGTTACACCATCTACACCTTACTCTCATGTAGCTATCTTTGATAGTGATGCAGGTAATGGATATGGTAACTTCCTTGGACAAAACCAAGGTGGAGAACAAAGAAACCCTAATGGTGGTGGAGTATTCAACATTGTAGCTCTACCTTACTCAGCTACATTTGCTACTGCCTTTAGACCTAAATCAGCTAATAATACTGCAGTAGTTACTAACAACTCAGAACCATCTTCTGTAGTTAGTGGTATGAAGAAAGATGATTACTTCATTGATGTATCAGCTTATCAGCCAGGAGACCTAACAGACATCTGTAATGCTAGTGGTACTAGAAACACTATTATCAAAGTTACTGAAGGTATTGGATGGTTAAGCCCTGTAGTTACTCAACAAACTAATACAAGTAACTGTGTAGGGTATTATCACTTTGCTAGATTTGGTGGAGATGTAGGTTTAGCACAAGCCGAAGCTGACTTCTTTATTAGTAATCTACCAAGTAAGCCTAGATACTTAGTATGTGACTATGAAGATAGTGCAAGTGGTAACGTACAAGCTAACACTGATGCTGTAATTGCCTTTATGGATAAGTGTAAACAAGCAGGCTTTGAACCTATTTACTATAGCTACAAGCCTTATACACTAGCAAATGTCTATATTGGCCAAGTAACATCTAAGTATCCTAATAGTTTGTGGATTGCAGGATACCCTAACTATGAAGTAACACCTACTCCTTATTGGGGTGTATATCCTGGTATGGAACACATGAGATGGTGGCAGTTTACTTCTACTGGTATTGCAGGTGGACTAGATAAGAATATTGTATTGATTGATGATGAAGTAACATCATCTAGCGTAGAAGAAGAGGATGAAAACATGAACTTTGTTGTAAGAAATCAAACTGGTGATAGTGGTTATGTAGCTGTAGTTAACGGTAGAGTGTTTGGTATTGGTGATATGGAAACTGTATTACAACTACAAAATGCAGGAGCTAAACACCTTAATCTTCCTGATGCTGACTTTGGTAGATTCATTGATAGTCAATCAAGAGATGCACAAGAGATTAAGCAAGCTATTGCTGATGCCAATGCTAAAGTGGT